GTAATTTAAAAATGCTCGATAGCAGCCTGTGGCTGTTGATGCCCTCAACTACTGCCCCCCTTGGCTAGGACACGCACTGCGATAGGGGGGCGACTTTTCTCAAAAAGCAAACCCCCCCAGATTTCTCTGAGAGGGTTCCCTCTTACCTAAATGATAACTAGCTGAACACAGATGACCCAAATAACAAGAAGTGTCGTATTTGTGTTGAAAGGGTGACCAAACCCTGATTTTGCAACTGGTTAAATTATACCCAAGAAAGCTGCCTTGGGTCAACCTGATTGGGCAGAAATTTTATATCAATTAGCTGATAATCTTTACCGCCTGTCTTGCTTTTTATGACAGGGCCAACAGGCTTCAGCTTTTTTATTTCATCAGGCTGAAGAACCATTTTATCGTTTCCATATTCAAGTTGAAGCCCACCCTTTTTGATCGCGTCTTGGGCCTCATAAGTTCTGATTGAGAGATATTCTCCCTTCCACAATTTAGTGACGGTTTTCTTCTTCATGTTTGGGTTCCTTTTTATTACGTTTTGTAAATATAACTTATTTTAATTAATAAAAAAATACATAATGTTGTAATTTATGCTTGATTATATTCTTTAGGCATATTATATAACTTATATAAAATAAAAAAACCCAAACGAAAGATTGAAAAAATGAACAACGTAAAAGCAGAAAACATCATCCGCAAGATCGCCAAGGCAATCGGTCAAGAAAGCATCTTGGTTGGTCTGGCATTGGTTAAGCAGCTTGAGCTTGACAAAGAAGATCGCATGATCGCGCAAGCCTACGAGATCGTGAACGGCTCAATCGAAACCGCTCTTTATAAAAGCTATGTCGCCTCAATGGCGAAGTCGTGAGGGGGGGTGATATGAGCTATTGCGTCCAAGCCTCAAACGCCAAAGGCGATTTTCAAGTTCAAATGGTTTCACAGGGAAGCGAGGCAGACATTCTGCACTCAGCCCTTTGGAACGCCGAGGATAAAAACGGCAACAAAAAGTGGTCAACCGTTAGAACCACAGTCGTTGAGGGTAAGTCATGATTAGATTTCTCCTTGGCATATCCATCATCATTGTTTCAGCGGGGGCGTCTGATGCAGACATTCGCCTCGCTGAGTTGATCGTCCCAACGATTTTGGGCGCAGTGTTGCTTGTCTCAGGCGGCGTCACTCTTATCAGGGATTATGACGAATGATCGAAGTCGTTCATCAAGCCCCGTTCGTTTATCGACATGATCATTCCCGCTCTTGCCCCCATTGTTCGGGGCAGGGCTTTTCGTTGGCGTATTCAGAGGCCTACGATTATCGCGTTTTCAACTCACCTACCGTCAGCACCTATGACGATTGCACCCGTTGCCGAGGAACTGGTGTTTTGACCGCAAAGGATCTCGATTTCTCAGCACTCAAAAAGGGGGTCAATCAGTCATGAGCGATTATTCCGAAACCGATGACTTCTGCCAGCACTTGAACGAGCTTTCGAGGGCATATCAGGAAGATGGTCAGATGCAGATTGCAAGAGATCTGACAATAGCAATTCGCATGATTATGGGGCTGGAAGAGCAAGTCCTGTTTTACAAAAATCGTGAGAAAATATGGGACGAAAAATTTGATCGTCTTATTCCAAAACGCAAACCAGCAGAAAAAAGCAAGGGAGCTTAAAATGACTGTTAAATTTAGTGGGCCAGCGCTCAAGCAAAGGCGCTTAAACGCCGATATAAGCCAAAGTGAATTGTCGCGAAGGAGTGGTGTAAATCAGTCTGTGATTTCAAAAATGGAACGCGGTGCAATTCCAAACCCGTCTGCTGAAAGCCTTGTCCAAATTGCAGCGGCATTAACTACAGATGGTTTGCCCCTCACTGTTAATGATTTGCTTATTGTAGAAAACTTTTCTGGCGAAAGGTTACGAAAAATAAGAGCTAAAAAGAATATCTCTCAAGCTCAGATGGCAGAAGATTTGGGTGTGCCACGCCCTACAATTTCGCGCTATGAAACGGGGGCGATTAAAAAACCTGCACCCGCAATTTTAGAAACAATGAGTGACTATTTGCAGGTCGAATTAGAAGATTTGTTTTCTGTCGAAGATGATCTCAAAGCAAATGAAAGCGCGGTTCCGTGTGGGGTCAAGAAGGGCGATCAAATTCAATGGAAACTTTCAAAGCCACAGGTTGAAACAATCATTGAAAGCTTGAAAGATCTGGCCCCTGTTATGGCGGCTTCAGAAAGCAAAAATCAAAGAGTTACCATTGATCTTAATTTCAACATCAATCTGTTGAGCGGTAGCTAATGGACGTTCGAGACGAGCAACTTGCCCTTTGGAGACGAACGTTTCCTTCGGGCAAGCAGATATTCGAGGGGAAAGACCCTTGGATCATCTGGGGTGTTGTGGATTGCAACAAACGCGCAGCGGTCATCAAGACAAGACTGCACGATGGTCAGCTTCGAGCAAGCTGGGCTGACCTGTTAAACCGCAAGATTAATGATCCAGAAAGAAAATGGACAGACGAAACATTTGATCCGTTGACGCTGATCAGAGAGGCCGAAGGCACATGAGTATAAATCCAAAGCTTTTAGAAGATGCAAAGCTTGTAAACCAAGGCCTCTATCAAACAAACGGCGGCAAGAAGTTTGCCGAAAAAAAAGGCATTGGGAACGAACGCGCAGAGGTTTCCAAAAGAACTTTGCAGATCGTAAAGATGTGGAACGATGGACTCCGCGCCAATGAAATTCACGAAAGAATTGGCGGCAAATTAGAAGCCATCAAGGACGCGCTCATGAGGTATCGGGGCGACCTTACAGATCGAAGCGGGAATTACTATGACATCGTGGATCTGTCTGGTGATGATTATGACAGGATCATGCGATCTCTGGAAGCTTGCAAAAGAAACGTCAGTCGAGAAGAGGCCAAGAAGCTTGAGGCGCTGCAGACTTTCTTAAGGAATTTCCCGCGAGAATTGCGATACATGAAATGATTAATTTATTTGATGACAAAGATGCAGTGATCGCAAAGGTGCTGCGGCACGAGAGCAGCGCCAGAGAGGGTGACGGGCGCGTCTGGGTTTACCGCAACGACTTAGGCGAGGAACTCCTATCTAATTCAAAATACGACTGCACAAGAGCGGCTAGGCAAGACCTGAGATTGTGTAGAGTTGATGTTCTTATAGACTACACGGCTGAAGGTAAGGTCAAAGGCTTTGAGTATTCTGACACCTACAGCAACCGCAACATTGATCACGTTTCAAAGAACCTCGCGGCTTCACGCCGAGAAGTGAATAAATTAAACAAATGGGTCGAAGAATTGTGTCGTGAAAGGGATGATTTGCGTAAGAGGCTCAAAAACATTGCGCAGTATGCGTCAGGAAAATGAAGTCGTGCGGCTCAACCTCGGATCTGGAAATCTTACAAACCTTTGGAGAAGCTTTGAGTTGAGGTCAAGCCACCCCAAGCTTCTATCATAAGCATGGAACCGATCAAAGCGAATATTGCTTTTTAAATTACAAAATGTAATAAACAATCCGAAGGATTTATATAAAAATGACAAGAGATAATGTTGTTGAGTTCAAAAGGCTGGATCTTTCAGAGATCAAAAAAGGGAACAATGCCCACGAACTCGAAACGATGTCGTTATTGTCTTGCGCCTATTGCAGTCATTCGGGGTTTGAGGTGGTGATGCTAAACTCGGCAGAAAACATTGAGGAAAACGGCATCTTTGCGATTTGTCAAAGCTGCGGCACGATCAATGATCCAAAGGCTTTGTGCGATGACTGAAAAGCCAAAGAAAATCCCCCAAAAGCTGGGACGCAAGGAACACGCTCCAACTTCCGAGAAACAGAACCTTGTAAAGCTATGCATGGCGAGTGGGTTCAACCAGCGGGAAACGGCGAACTGCTTAGAGATCGACACGAAAACGCTGCGTAAACATTACGGGCCACAACTGGAGTTTGGAAGAGAGCAAGCAAACGTCCAAGTCGCGGGTTCACTTTTCAAGCAAGCGCTCAAGGGAAATGTCCAAGCGGCTATTTATTGGTCAAAGGTTCATATGGGCTGGCGCGACAATAGCGAAACGACAACCGTAATAAACATTGCACCACAAAAGATTGAAGCCCCCGTCATAGAGGGAGAGGCGATTGACCTTGATGCAATCAGAAATCAGTGAAGAGGTTATCCAGCTTTCAAGGCCTCAAGCTCTTGTTGCTCAGTCGCGCTCAAGGTTTCGTGTGCTGGTCGCTGGGCGTCGAACTGGTAAGTCGTTCCTATCCCGCTTTATCTTGTATCAACGCGCTAGGTCGAACGCTGACAACGTGTGCTGGTACGTTGCGCCTACATATCGGATGGCGCGTCAGATCATGTGGAAAGATTTAAAAAGCCATGTGCCGCAGCACGAAATCCAAAAAAAAGATGAAACCGATCTCCGCATCGAGCTTATCAATGGGTCTATTATTGCTTTGCGTGGCGCTGATAATCCCGACAGCCTTCGTGGCGTTGGTCTTGATTTTCTGGTTATCGACGAGATCCAAGACGTGAACCCCGAAACATGGACAGCGGTTTTGCGCCCTGCCCTTGCTGATAAAAATGGACGCGCCGTATTCTGCGGCACTCCCAAGGGATATAACTGGTTTTATGACCTATTTTCTGGTGCGAACGAGCAACCAGACTGGGAAGCTTTTAGGTTTAGAACCATAGAGGGCGGCAGGGTTGCCCCGTCAGAGATCGAAGCGGCAAAGCGCAGCATGGACATCAGGCTTTTCCGACAAGAGTTTGAGGCCTCATTTGAGACGCAGGGGGGCCGCGTTTATCACGCCTTTGAGAGATCATTCAATTTAGCGGATTGCGAGGACACAGGCGGGACGCTGCACATTGGCATGGACTTTAACATCAACCCCATGTCGGCGGTGGTTTGTGTCGAGGCTGGCAATGAGATCTGGGCAATAGATGAAATCAGCATTTCAGACTCCAATACAGATTTGATGGCGCAAGAGATAAAAGGTCGCTATAATGGGCGGCACATAGTCGTTTATCCAGACCCCAGCGGCAAAGCGCGAAAGACAAGTGCCGCAGTGGGTCAGACAGATTTCAGTATTCTGGAAGGGTACGGCTTCGACGTTGTGGCAAGTAACAAAGCCCCGCCAATTGTGGATCGCATCAACGAGGTGAACGCGATGCTCTGCAATAGCGATGGCGAAAGACGCCTCTTCATCGATCAACGGTGCAAAAACCTCATAAAATCGCTCGAAGGCTTAATTTACAAAGAAGGCTCCAGTATGCCCGACAAGACTTCTGGCTTGGATCACATGGCAGACGCCGTTGGCTATCTCATCCATGAAATGCATCCGATTGACGGTAATCAGGCTGTAGGCCCGATCAAGATTGCAAATTATTTTGGCTAGGGGATCATCATGCCAGTAAATTCACAACACAGAGAATACGAAATTTATAAATCACAGTGGAAGCGCATTCGTGACGCGATTGCTGGTGAGGACGCGATCAAGGCCGCAGAGGTTGAGCATTTGCCCAAGCCAGCGGGTCAGGACAGTTATGATTATCGGCAATATCTGAAAAGGTCATTGTTTTACGGCGCAACGGGTAGAACTGTGCAGGGTCTTGTCGGTGCGATATTTCGCAAAGAGCCGATCATTGATATTCCATCACGCATTAAGCCTCTACTGCAAAACGTGACGCTGACAGGGTTGCCGTTCGCAAACTTTGCAAAGATGACCGTTGAGGAAACAATCTCAATGGGGCGCTGCGGTGTTCTGGTTGATCGCCCAACACTTGAGGACGGTCAGGCATATCTGAGACTTTACCCAGCAGAAAGCATTATTAACTGGCGCACGGTCAACGACGATGGGGTGGAAAAGCTTGAACAGGTTATTTTGCACGAAGAACGCCAACGGGCCGAAGCTGATGGTTTTGGCACAGAGTTTTACAACGTTTATCGTGTTTTAAATTTAACAGAAGAAGGCTATGGGGTCAGTGTTTATGAGGAAGGCGAAGATGCTGGCGGCGATCTGGTTTATTCAGCGGTTGAGAGCTACGAGCCAAAAAAGCGCGGTGAGCGTTTAGATTACATCCCGTTTATTTTTATATCGCCAAATGATCTGACTCCACCCGTTGATAAATCGCCAATTCTGGATCTGGTAAATGTAAATTTATCACATTACCGCACACAGGCTGATTTAGAGCAGGGCAACTATCTCACATCAAGCCCAACGCCTTACATTGTGGGCCAGAAAAACGCTGAGAACGCCGCTTGGTCTATCGGGTCTGGGACGATCTGGTTTCTGAGTGAGGGCGCATCAACAGGAATGCTTGAATACACTGGGGCGGGGCTTTCGTTTCTTGAGAAATCACTGGATCGCAAGCAAGCCATGATGGCGCTCTTGGGCGCAAAGCTTCTTGAGGAAAGCAAGCGCACCGCAGAGGCCGCAGAAACGCTCAGAATACGCGGAAGTGGCGAGAGCAGCATCTTGTCATCGATTGCGGAAACCGTGTCTCAGGGGCTTACCAAGGCGCTTGAGTGGATGGCTGAGTGGGAAGGCGTGGACGCTGACATCAGTGTTGAACTGAACAAAGACTTTATGGACGCCAAGTTGACCCCGCAAGAACTAACGGCACTTGTTCAAGCTTGGCAAGCTGGCGCAATGGGTCAGGCTGATATGCTTTACAACTTGCAGCGCGGTGAAATGCTCAGACCAGACGCCAATATTGAAGATATTCGTGACGAGATCGATCAGGAAACGCAACTAGATCGTGACGATATCGTAGAGGATGAGGCCGAGGAACTAGAGGAAACTGACCCAATCGACATTGCAGCGGAGTGACTTAGATGCTCAAGCCCAAGATCGCCCCGACTTCTTTGAACGTAAGCGACAAGGTTCAAGACCTGTCGATCATTCATGCGATAAATTTAGAAAGATTAAAGCAGGGTGAGGTTGTCAAAGTTCTAGACATTCTGGACGATCTTGGGCTGTCGATACAAAAGCAACTGGAAAAGATTGACCCAACAGGCGTGGGGCCGACTTACAGAGCGCGGCGACTGGCAAGGCTTCTTAAAAACGTGAAGGCAACAACCAAGGCGCATTTCAGCAAGGCCAAGGCGGCGAATAGCAAAGGCCTGAGTGGGGTTGCGTCTATAAGCGCTAAAGCCACGCAAAATATCATCAACGGCTCTCTGGGCGTCTCTCTGGGCGCGGCATTGCCCTCGGCGGCAAACTTACAGTCTTTGGCTGGCAAGGTTCTTATTGAGGGCGATGTGGTCAGTGAATACTGGAAACAACAAAACGCACAGGTGACAGGCAACTTTCTTCGTCAGATGAGAATGGGCGTTGCTGGCGGTGAGGGATTGCAGAGCCTTATTCAGCGGGTTCGAGGCACTAAGGAAAACAACTTCACCGATGGCATTATGAACGCCACAAAGAAAAAGGCTGAAACGCTGGTTCGGTCATCTGTTGCGGCGGTCAACAACGAGGCAATCATTAACACCTACCAAGCCAATGAGGATCTGTTCAACGGCTATCAATGGATGGCGACACTGGACAGTCGGACAAGTGACATTTGCAAGGCAAGATCAGGGCTGACTTGGGATAAAGATTTCCAGCCAGTCGGTCATGGCATTGGTTGGTCAGCGCCACCCGCTCACTTCAATTGTCGTTCAACAGTCATAGGGGTCTTAAAGCCTTGGGCTGACTTGGCAAACAAGCCCTTGCCAGCGGTTGGTGCGGAAACGCTAAAAGAAGAACTCACGAAGTCGCTCATGGCGCGTGGGTTATCCCCTGCCCTAATCAGTAAAGCGATTAATAAAACCCAGCAATCTATGGACGGGTTTGTTGCTGGGGATATAAATTTCGAAGATTGGCTGAAGGGTAAGAGCGAGCGGTTCCAAAAGGCTATTCTGGGCGAGCAAAAGTGGGAACTCTGGAACACGGGCAAGATTGGATTTGTGGATCTTGTCGATCAGAAATCGCACCCTCGGTCACTGGCAGAGCTTCAAGCGCTTGTTGATCAGGGCAGAACGTCACCATTGAAGGCCAACAAAGCGGCAAAAGAGGCGGCAAAGCAACAAGCCGAGGCGGCTGCGCTGGCGGCAAAGGCTGCGGAAAAGGCTGAGAACGCGGCACAGGCTCAAATTGATGAAATTGCGAGCGGGTCTGCTGGGGCCAACAAGAAGAAAGTTTATGATAAATTAAAAAAAGACGGGATTGATGGATTAAGCGCAACTCAGGTCATGGCGAAGATCGATGAGGGCGTGGCACAAATCAACATTACCGCAAATATCGCAAAGGCCAAAAAGAAACTCAAAGACGGTAAGCCACTCAGCAAGACCGAAGATGCGGCATGGGCCACGGTTGACGACGATTTGAAAGCTGCATTCATTGCAAGCTTAGAGGCCGACAGCGCAATTTTAAAGGCAATTGATAAGCAAATTGAAAAGGTTATCGCCGCGCAACAGGTCGCAGAAAAGCTAGGATTAAATGACTTTAGCCCATTTCTGAAAGCTAAGAAGGCCTTCTCAAAAGCCAAACTAAAAGGCCAAGATTATGTGGTTAAAGAGTTTGATAAAATAATCGGAAAGAATGATTTTGATTTTTTGAAATCCCTGCAGGGCTTCATGGGGATTGATAGCTTAAAAAAGGCAAAAAACACACTTTCGAAAGCGGATGCGGAAGAATTTTTGAACAAATATGATGAGGTTTTAGATTTATCAAAATCTGTAGACGAGAAATTTGACGAGATTAGCAAGGCGGCTGAAGCAGCGGGTAAAAGCTTTGATAGCCAGTCAAACAGAATTTATGCCACGCTGTTAGATGATGCTGAAGAGTTTGATATTGGGGATTATGGAAGCGCAAAGGGAATTATCAGTGATTACTTTGAGCATGGCCCTGATGTTTCTGCACAAGAGGCCAGTATTACTCTGAAATTTATTTCGGATCAGGTTGCCGTAAACAATAAAATTGTAACTGATCAAATAAAAAAGCAAACAGACGAGGCCACAGAATATCTCTCAAAGGCCAAGGAAGGCGGGACAGGGTTTTCCACGCACAAAGTCGCCTATGACAACTTATCGAAGTCTGGGGGGCTAACAGGCGATGCCATAGTCGATGCCGCAAAGGTTCAAGCTCAGAAAGATGTCATACAAGCGGCGAAGTCTCTGGCGGCGATGAAAACCAAAATCAAGAAAAAGTTCAAAGCCAACAAACCTCTCGCGTCAAAAGAACAGGAGGCATTCGATAGCTTATCGGCTGATGATCAAGATCTCTTAAAAGAGGCCGCTAGTGCGGGAAAGACCGCCAAGCAGTTAGACGATGATGCGGCGGCTATCGTCACTCAGAAGGCCACACAGAGGGCAGACGAGGGTGTTTTGTTTGATGACCTCGAACAGGTAGGCAAACAAGACGGGTCGAATTTAGGTGGCCTCTTTCGAAGCAAGGTCGATGGTCAAGAATTTTATATAAAAGCCCCCGACACTGAACTCATGGCAAAGGTCGAAGTGTTGAGCGCAAAGCTGTATCAGGCCGCAGGGGTAAAGGTTGCTGATGTGAACCTACTTCCAATCAAGGGAAGCATTGGGGGCCGAGATGTCGATAAGATTGGTATTTCAAGCCGTATTGAAAAAATTGATGATGTTACAACGGCGGGAATGAAAAAGCTGAACGGAACGCAAGAAGGCTTTGCGGCTGATGCTTGGCTGGCAAATTGGGACGTTATCGGCAACGGGGGGCCGAAGCAGCTAAATTTAAAAAAGATGGCTGATGGCTCAAGCTTTCGAATTGACACAGGCGGCACTTTATTTTTCAGAGCGCAGGGCGGTCGAAAGGCTTTCTCAAAAGATGAGGTTCTTGAACTCGAAAGTTTGCGTTTCAATGATTTCAACTCAGGTAAGGTTTTCGGAAAAATAAACGAAGATCAAATTGTCGCTGGCGTTGCTCGAATTGTTGCAATTAGCGACGATGACATTCGGCGGTTGGTTAATGACATCATGGGCGATGATGCAGATGACCTCGCAGAGGTTCTGATAGGCCGCAAGAACGTCCTTAAGAAAACTTACGCCGATCAGCTTAAGAAATATCAAACAGACGCTCCTGACGCCCCCACAGCGCCCGTAACGAAGCAAGAGGCCAAGTTGGTCGAGGAAAGTGGAACGGGTGGCTACAGCATTGTTACCGATAAGGACGAAATTGAGGATCAACTTGTTCATTTCTATAATTTTGAAGAAGTGAGCGGAAAGGCCAGATCAGGCGCATATCTCAAGATCAGGGGAGCTAGGGCGAAAAAGCTTGATGAAGAAATTCAGTCTGCAACGGGATCTAGCGGCGAAACTGTTAGGCTGGATATTGTAGAGGACTCGATATTGACAGCAGTGAAAGGGATTGGCGTAAGAAATAAAGCTCAAGAAGCATATCAGCAAAAAGATATTAACAGATCTGAGATCGCAATTAAGCAAATTGATCTGATCATTGATGAATTAGACGCAAAAGCTTCAACTTTAGACGCTGATGATGTCAAGGCACTGAAGGCTTATTATTTGGGCTGGAAAGACGATCTCCAAAAGTTTGTGGATATTGCAAAGAAACAGTCTGACAAGCACTTTTTTGTGGCTTGGAACTCTGGGGTGTTTTCTCCACAGGTATCACCCAAGGCTATTTTGAAAGCTGGTGAGGCCGACGAGATTGTATGGGTTAAAAAGACACGAGCCGCTTGGAATAGAAGAAGCTTTAAGGATGGTAAGGGAAGGGATAACGGAGAGGGTCAATATTCCCGTGAGATAACAAATTATGAAACAAATGTTGATGGGGTGAAAGTTCGTTACTTCCCTAGTAACTCACAAGCAGCTTTTAGAAATCGCATTGAAATGGAAGTTGACGGTGATGGAATCGTCGCAATTGAAACCCAGCTGAAGGTTATGGCTCGGCTGGGAATAAACACAAAACGAGCTTCTCAAGCTGATCGTGAAGAGCTTTACCTGATGCAATCACTTTACGCTCAAGCTGCCGAAGATGGTAGAAAAGGTACATGGTACAATTCAAGGGTCAAGAAGGCTGCTAAACTCAATCAGGAAGAGCGGATCAAATACTTGCAAAAAGAAGTCAGTGACGCGGCTGGCGTTGATGACATTACGGCGCTTTCAAGCTATAATCCGTTTGGAGATTGGCAGCAATATGGGTATGGAAGGGTTGTGCGATACAGGCCTGATTTGGTGGGGCCAGAATGGGAAGATTTTCAACAGAAATATGTCATTTCTCACAGTTTGCACACAGGGGCGACATTTGACGCGATAAAGAACATCATTGACGGTGGCGGTCAGATGGCCCCCACGATGGATAAGTTGCGTCGAGGCGTTCCTATTGGCGGTATGTCGCCCACAGCAGATATGGAAACAGGGGGCGCTCAATATTTCTTCACGCGAATAAAGAGAAAAAGATCTGATATAATGGATTACAATGGAAACATAATATGGAAAGGAAAAGTCGCTGGGCGTATGGACGCCTTGAGTTACGACAGCGACAACTATGGGAAAACAACTACAGAAAGTTATGTCCTAAAAGAAAGATATACCAGCGTGAAGGGGATGGAATACGCCTCTCGCGGGAGCAGTAATGAAACCATATTCAAAGACAGCCTTTCTTTGTTCGATGATTTGGAAGTTTTGATAATGAAAAATGCACAAGAAGCTGGCGATTTGATGAATTACTTGATGTTAGAAAAAGGCATGGATCGCTGGCCTGATGGTCGAAAATTAAGCGAGGTCATAAAACACAGATGAGCAAACAGAGCTTAATTGATTTTTCTGCAACAAGGCGTGGCCTAAAATGCACTCATGAAGGTGTCGTTCGTGTTGCAACTCACTTAATCGCTCGACGCGATGGGATAGTTTGGGGTGAGGCAGATTGGACAGACAGTGAGGCCACTCATGGCGTTCATTTGGTTTCTGGCGAGGTTAAGGGAAGCGGCCCTTGGCGCATTTCTGGAAGGGTTTTTGAGGAAATAACTGAGCAAGATGACTGGGAAATCTTCGGGGCTTTTGAGTTTGTTTGGACGAGAGAGAAAAAAGAAAAGCGCGACTACTCCGAAGAGTGCCGCGCCATGCTGAGATATTTTGATTAGTACCTTACCCTGTCATGTTGACTGAGCGAACTTCATACCCAGCTTTTTCAACTGTTGAGCGAGCTTGGGCGCGGTTGTTGGCTTCCACTTCCACGGTGTCGCAAGTGTGATATTTACCGTCTTTGTAAACAGAAACCTCAACATCGTAAGAGTGCTTTGAATTTTCCATCAAGATTGTTTCTAGTGCCATTCTCTCACCCCCATCCATAGACTTCGAACTGACGCACATCTGAAAGCGTAGTATCTGGGTCAACTTCGATTTTTTCAACTGAATATTTGTCAGTCGGTTCTTGGTTGAATTGCTCGCAAACGGTGCGGTGAGTATCAACAAAAAAGTTCATGTCACTCATGGCCTCTCCGAAGTCGGCGTAGGCTTCCATTGCCTTCGGCTCATCAGGGTTGCCACCGTTTATTCGAATTGATGCCGCCATTTGTGGGCTGAATTTTTCGAGTTTCTTCAAAATATAAAAGGTTTTCGTTTCCATTTCAGCTTCTCCCTTACGCGCTGGCTTTAAGAGAGGCTTTATATTCGGCGCGGCGCTCTGCAAGCATTTCGCGTAATGCGCCAAGACATTTTTCTTTGGTGCTATCATCGAAACGCATCCAGTTAAGTTGGATACGCTTGTGAGGAAGTTCGCCATAAACTTTTTTGTAAAGGTTCTGAAGCTGAAGGACATTGGGACGTTTTGTCATTTTTTCGATCTTTCGTTTGGGTTTGTTTTTATGTTTATATAAACTATATAATATGCCTAAAGCATAATGTAAAGGGTAAAATTTATAAATTTGTAATTTTTTTTAAATTAAAAAAGGGGCCGAAGCCCCTTGATTATGTTTTCTGTGGTTTGGCTCTGGGCCTGAGTGATGCCCTTACAGTCTGATGATCAGTAAAGAACTTATGATCTCCAATGGTCATCCTTTCATCCAGATCTTTTGACCAGACCGTGGTGATGTCTTTTCGGTGATACCAAAGAAGGTTCTGATCCGAATAGGTTCTCTTTCCCAGCCTCAGATTTCGCAGCGCCTCTTGGCTTATATTTACCGCGTCAGCCCATGCGTCCTGATCACTTGGGATCGCCGCCCAGCCGTTCCTTGAGACGAAGCTGAATTGGTTGGCGTCTGTCACAACGCTGCAAACATCGTCAGGGAACGCGCTATGCTCGACACGGTTGATCACCACCTCGGCAACGGCTCTCTGGCCCTCTAGAGGCTCTCCACGCGCCTCATGATACACAGTCAGGGCCAAGCACAATTCAACCAGCATTATTTGCCTTCCATCTAAAGATAACGTTTTCGATAGGTGGAGAACCTTCGCTCACCACTACTCCATCCTTCATTTGATTTCGTCTTTCTTGAATGCAAAATTGCGGATTACTAAAGAAAACGGGCTTTTTAAATTCCGAGGAAATCTTATCAAAGTTTTCAGTGCAAAGGCTTGAAGCCCTTTGATCAAGCTTTGATAATTCTTCTAGCGAACCATCAAAGAGAACATCAAAAGACATCACAATTCGCATTTTTGATTTTATTTTTAAATTAGCCATTACTGCTTGCGCCCCAGCTTATGGTTTTGACCGTAGCGCTCATTAAAGAGGACGCCACGTTGACCAAAGGTTCGGCTCTTGGGCTGATATGGGACAAAGTTATCCCCTGCCCCTTCCAGCTCATATTCTGGCGGGTTGAGGCGACCTTCCTCACGTTCTTGGTAATCAAACATTTCTTGCCAGACGCCCATGCTGGCCCTGCAATATTCTTTGTCCTTGATGCTGTTCTTAAAATTATCGTAGCTGAGAGCATTTATATAATTCTGAACAACGCGAGAGACTTCGTTGCGCTTTACCCATGCACGATAAGCGTAATCTGAGCCTGTCATATACACTTCTTGAACATCAGGAAAAAGCTTGTTGATCGCGCCTTTGACGCGAGAGCGAACGAGAAGCCTGTCGCCTTTTAGGTTATCTTTGTCTGCCACGATGGACAGGAAACAGTCTGAAGTAAAAATCCACATTGAGTTTGGGTTCCTATTTTGTTATTATTACATTATGTAATATATGCTTTTAGCATAATTATGTCAATAGTGAGATTGGCTCACACGTTCGAGGCGGTGCTGAGAGCGAAATTTATATAAGAGCGCGGAGCGTTTTTTCATGGCTTTAAAAGCAAAATTAGACAGTCTGGAAGGACTACCCGATGGGGTTGCAGAATTTTATCAACAAACTGAAAGCGGTTACGAGTTGGCTGTTGATGGCATGGTGTCAAAAGACACTGTTGACCAGTTTCGCGATAATAACATCAAGCTGCAAAAAGATATGGCGAAGCTTTCAAAGGTTGTTCAGTCGGTTGATCTCGACGAATACAAGCAACTCAAAGAAAGAGAGCAAGCGCAGAAAGACCAAGAATTGATTGAGGCTGGCAAAGTTGACGAGTTGGTTCACGCGAGAACCGAGCGCTTGAGGACTGATATGGAGGCGCAAATGAAAGCGGCTCTGACGCAAGCAGAGACAGCCACTCAAGAGGCCAAGCAGTACAAGCAAGAGCGTGACAGCTTCTTTATTAACCAACGCCTATCAAAGGCAGCGGTGAGCGCTGGCGTTCGTGAAACTGCGATTGAGGACGTTATGAACCGTGCAAATCAGGTTTGGCGTTTAGATCCAGAAACTAGAGATTTGATGCCCATGCAGGGCGATCAGATTGTTTACGGCAAAAAGGGAACGCCTTTGACCGTAGAGGAATGGTATGGCAGCTTAGAAGAGCAAGCTCCACATCTGTTTAAGTCATCATCTGGCGGCGGCGCTTCTGGCGGTGTCGGTGTAGCTGGTCGCAAGGTGTCACTGTATAATCAAGAAGGCATGAATAACTCTCTCGAAGCTATTGCTATGGGAAAAATTCAAGTCACCGAATAACGCAGTGAGATAATGCGTTGGGTCAATCTCGGTGAGGTTGACCTTCTCACAAACTAGACGAGCGGAGTTCGTCATCTGAGCCTCGGCGGGGCTTTCTAACCCTAAATCTAAATCTATGAGGAAAATCGTAATGGTTAATACCGTATCGAATATCATGCCTAAGATCCTCGCCAGAGGACTATTGGCATTGCGCGAACAGGCTATCATGCCCCGCGTTGTAAATGGCGACTATTCTGCCCAAGCCGCTCAAAAGGGTGACACTATCGACGTGCCAATCCCATCTGCTTTGAGTGTCAGCGCAGTAAGCCCGAGCAATACTCCCCCCGCACCAGCGGATAGCTCACCTTCCAAAGTTCAAATCTCCTTGAGCAATTGGTATGAAGCGAACTTCCACATGACCGATAAGGAAATGGTCGAAGTGGATCGCAATGAACACTTTGTCCCAATGCAAATGAGCGAGGCTGTTAAAGCTCTTGCCAACAAAATCAACACCACTGTACACGAGCAGTACACGGGTGTTTTTGGTTTTGCTGGTACGGCTGGCACAACTCCATTCGCGTCAGCGGTTTCTGCGGCAACCGATGCGCGTAAAGTGCTTAACCAACAGCTATGCCCACGCACAGATCGTCGGATGATCCTCGATTTTGATGCGGAAGCAAACGCCTTGGCATTGGACGCTTTCAACAACGTCAACGAAGTTGGCGGCACAGGCCCGAAAATCGACGGTGAAATCGGACGCAAGTTCGGCTTTGATCTTTACACCGACGATGCGGTTGTCACGCACAGCGCTGGCGGCTCTGGGACTCCACTTGTGAATGGCGCTCTTTCGGCTGGTGACACAACTGTTGCCATCGACGGAATGACAGGCACAGGCGGTCTTGTAGTTGGCGACATCATCACAATGGCTGGGAATACCCAGACATATGCGGTTGTTGCGGCTCCAGCGGCATCAGGTGGCGCACAGTCTGTGACTGTATCACCAGCAATCACTGGCACTATCGCTGACAATGCGGCGATCACTGTGAAAGCTGACCACGTTGTAAACTTGGGCTTCCATCGTGACGCCTTCGCTCTTGCAATGCGCCCCCTTCAAGGTGCAACTCAAGGCGATGGTTATGGAAACCAAATCGTTGCGATGACAGACCCACAAACAGGTCTTTCAATGCGCCTCGAAGTTTCACGTCAGCACAAACAGGTTGTTTACAGCCTTGACGCTCTGTGGGGCGTTAAACTGATCCGTCCACAGTTGGCGGTTCGGATCGCTGGTTAATTTGATCGGGGCGGGGTTTTCCTCGCCCCTTTATCAAAGGACATGAAATGACAATCACGGTTTATAAAGGCACAGATCACGCGATTATCGAAGAGAGTGACTTTTCTCGCTTCGAGAAAGCTGGATGGTCAAAGACAAAGAAAAAGGCAGCGGCATCAGAGCCAAAACGAGCGCGTAACGCTGACGGAACTTTGAAAGCAGACAACCCTTCGACGCCAGAAAACGAGGCGTGGGAAGGCGGCAAAGCCCCAAAGAAGGCCAGAAGCAAAAAAAGCTAAAGCCCCACTCACGGGGCTTCTGAGCGCGTCTGAGAGATATTTAAATGGCTATAGTGCTGACAGTTGAAAATGGAACGGGCCTTCACAACGCGAATGCTTATGTTTCAGTCGAGGATTGCAATACCTTCAACAACGAAAGACCCTATGCCACTTCATGGTTGGCGGTTGGTCTTGAGGATAAGAAACGCGCAATCATCATGGCGACAAGACTGCTTGATGAGCATATCGATTGGTATGGACAAAGCAAAAGATCCCATAATTTAGATTTATCAACCGCAGAACGTCAGGCTTTATCTTGGCCCAGAAGCGGAGTGTCTGACAGCGATGGCTACACCGTCGATCAAGACACGATCCCGACATGGCTTAAAAATGCCACTTCTGAATTTGCAAGATTTCTGGCGCTTGAGGACAGAACGATTGATCCCGCAACGGCTGGGTTCTCAAAGATCCAACTCGGAACATTGCAGATTGAGGTTGATGCAGAAGATCGCGCTGGGGTCATCCCTCGCGGCGTTGTTCACATGGTCGCGCAATATGGAACCATTCGCTATCGCGGATCAGCAAAGTTGATGAGGGTTTAATATGGTAGCTGCCCCGACAAATTTGGTTTGCGATCAGGGATCAACGTTCAGCGTGACGCTCACATGGAAAGATGCGAACGAAGCCGCAAACGATGTGACAAACTACAACGGTCGAATGGATATTCGTTTTGCGCAGACGAAAGAGGCCGATTTGGTCTTGCAATTAACACAGGCAAACGGGCGAGTTATTCGAAAAAACCCAGCTACCAGTGGACAGTTTCAACTTTTAATTTCGGCGGCTGACACGGCTGCTCTAACTGCTGGCGAATACTTCTACGACTTTGAGGTGTTCACGATTGACGGGAGAAGCCCCGTTGAGGTTCAGCGATTAATCCAAGGAAAATTCACGGTAAGGCCAGAGGTGACAGGATGACCGACACGGTAGTAATTCGGGGAAGCAGCGAGGCCACAGTGGTCGTTGAAAGTGGTCAAATCCAAGTTGTTGATGTGGGCATTCAAGGGCCAGAGGGTCAAGCTGGTCTAGGCGTTCCAACAACTAATCTCAGCACAGGTGCGATGATCGCCTATGACGGGTCAAATTTCCAAACGATCACTGAAATTCCAACACAAATCACTCTGAACGGGGGTAACTTCTGATGTCTACAATTAAGTTAAAAAGATCCGCAAGCACAGGAAGCCCAGCCAATCTTGGTCAGGGTGAGGTTGCTTATTCATATTTGTCAGGAACGCAAAACAATGGCGGTGATCGGCTTTATATTGGAACGGGTACGGAAACCTCTGGAAATGCTGCGAACTTAGACGTTATTGGGGGCAAGTATTTCACAGATATGATGGATCATGTCACTGGTACTCTAACGGCTTCCAGCGCCCTTCTGGTCGATAGCAATAAAAAAATAAACGAGCTTTTTGTTGATAACCTAAAGATCGATGGAAACACGATCACATCCGAGGATACAAACGGGAACATCACCCTTGATCCAAACGGAACTGGTAAAGTTCAAATCAACTCAAACGCCACTATCACAGGCGACTTGCACGTTGAGGGAACCACTACAACCGTTGACAGCACAACCGTCCAGATCGCAGATCCGCAATTCGAACTTGCAAGCACGAATAACAATGACGGGTCAAACGGCGTTACAACTGATGCGGTGGATTTCGGCACATATGGTAATTACAACTCAGACCCAAGCGGAACCAACGCGACTGCATACTCTGGCTGGTTTAGAGATGCCTCAGACAGCGGTAAGTTCAAGTTCTATACTGGGCTAACCTCAGAGCCAACAACCACTGTGAACACGGCTCATGCGTCCTATGGCGCTGCAACTCTTGTGGCAAGCGCTTTCGAGGGTACGCACACGGGCAACACAACTGGGGATCTGACGGGTGACGTTAAGTCAACCAACGGGACAAAGATCCTTGAAAATGGGTCAGATGGCTCAGACGCCACGTTCACAGGTGTTGCGAGCAAGGCGACAATTCTAGAAACAGCGCGAACAATCGGTGGCGTTTCATTTAATGGCAGCGCAGATATTAATTTGGCTGGTGTCAACACCACAGGAAACCAAGACACAAGCGGGAATGCTGCGACTGCTACGGCACTTGCCACGGCGCGAGCGATTGCTCTTTCTGGTGATGTTGTCGGAACGGCGAACTTTGATGGAACGGCTGGCATTTCGATTTCAACCACAATTCAAGCAAACAGCGTGGCACTTGGGACAGATACCACGGGCAACTTTATGTCTGATGTCGCGGTAACATCTGGAACGGGCTTGAGCGTGTCTCACAGCGCGGGAGAAGGCTCTACAGCGACTTTTGCGGGTATTGACGCCACAAACAGCGTGAAGGGCGTTGCATCGTTTGCCAGCGCAAATTTCGGGGTTTCCAGCGGAGCGGTTTCGATCTCAGCGATTGATGGTGGAACTTATTAATTAACAAAGTGGAGTCCCGCCAATGACCACGATCAAGCTCAAGCGAAATACGACATCTGGGCAGGTTCCCTCTGCCAGTGACCTTGAAGTTGGTGAGGTTGCGATCAACACGGCTGATGGCAAGCTTTATGTCAAGCATACTGACAATTCGATCAATACGGTGCAAGGTGACAAGGGCCAAAAGGGTGAGGTTGGCAGCACTGGCTCTCAGGGCGCGAAGGGTCAAAAAGGTGAGGTTGGGGCCACGGGCAGCGCTGGCTCAAGCGGTTCAACAGGGCCAACGGGTTCGACAGGCCCAACAGGGCCGCAGGGTCAAAAGGGCCAAAAAGGTGAAGTCGGAGCCACAGGTGGTGATGGATCGGCTGGTGCAACGGGTCAAAAGGGCCAAAAGGGTGAAGTCGGAAATACTGGTTCGACAGGCCCAACAGGAAGCACTGGAAGTGCTGGTTCGACAGGGCCAACAGGGCCACAAGGTGAGCGAGGCAATTTTGGTGGCGCTACGTTTGGATATACGTTCAACAACTCGACAAGCGACATTGACCCGACTTCTGGCAAAATAACTCTCAACAATTCAAATCCAGCCAGCACAACGCGAATAAACATTGATGATCAGGCCAATTCAGATGGAACTGCGGTTGATATTCAGAGCTATTTAAGAACGATTGATGACAGCACATCTACGATTAAGGGCCATGTTAGGATTTCAAATGTTGGCGATGCTGATGACTTCGCAATTTATTCAATTTCAGCGGTCGCAGAGAATAGCGGATATTTCAGATTAACGGTTGCCTACATAGACGGATCTGCAACTTCATTTAGCAACAACGAAGAACTGATCGTCACATTTGCTAGAACTGGTGATCAGGGCCAAAAGGGTCAAAAAGGTGAGGTTGGAAGCACAGGCTCAACTGGCCCGACTGGCTCCACAGGCCCAACGGGATCGCAAGGCAGCGCGGGTTCCACTGGTCAAAAGGGCCAAAAAGGCGAAGTTGGTGCAACTGGCCCGACTGGAAGCGCTGGCGGTACTGGCCCAACTGGGCCTCAAGGTGGGACTGGTTCAACTGGCCCGACTGGTCAAAAAGGTCAGAAAGGCGAGGTTGGCGCTCAAGGTTCTGGTGGGTCAACTGGGCAAAAAGGGCAAAAGGGCGAGGTTGGCGCTCAAGGCGGGACTGGTGGAACTGGTCAAAAAGGACAAAAGGGTGAGGCTGGGTCGAATGGGTCGAACGGCTCAAAGGGCCAAAAAGGTGAGGTCGGGGCCACTGGTTCTAGTGGCTCAAACGGTTCCAACGGGGCAAAGGGACAAAAAGGCGAAGTCGGCGCTCAAGGTGGAACTGGGGGAACTGGCCCAACTGGTCAGAAGGGTCAGAAGGGTCAGAAAGGCCAAACTGGGAACACAGGTTCTACTGGAAGCACGGGGCCAACAGGCTCGACAGGCGGCACAGGCCCAACTGGTCAGAAGGGCCAGAAAGGGCAGAAAGGTCAGACTGGGAACACAGGCAGCACTGGCCCAAGTGGAGGAACTGGCCCGACAGGCCCGACAGGATCGTTTAGTGGATCAGGTGCATATGCACAGGGTGCTTGGGTAAATTGGAACGCTCAAGGCACTACTTCTATTCGAAATGACGGAAACGTGAGTTCAATTACAGATTATGGTACAGGGCATTTTGGTATAAATTTATCAAGCTCTTTAACAAATGCAAATTTTGTGTTTTCTGGTTATTTTGGCGGCGTGTATAGCTCGTCCGATGGAAGTGTGAGATGTTTAGTTGAAGTAAGTAACACTGCAAGGACTTCATCTTTCATTCGTTTCCTTACAAAAGCCGCAAACTCAGGTTCTACTGGTAATGAAGATAGTAAATACAATTCAGCCCAGCTTCTTCGTTAAGAAAAGTTAAAATGACAAAATATAGTGTTTTATTTGATGATCCTGATGCTCTAGATGAGCCTACCAAGGTTCTTGTTCCTTCTCAGAATTGGTTAGACATGGCTATGTCTGGTGGTCTGCCGCCTATATGGGTTTTCTGGCAGCTTCAAGACGATGAGCAGAAAGCTATAAAAGAAGGGCGTCAGGAAACATTTGAACACGATCCATATAAACACGCTTTGCAATGGACTGCACCACGCATTGGCCCTCTAACGGAAGAAGAAGCTATGGAATATTTGTGCATGAAAGACTTGCCTCGCAAGTGCTGGTCAGAGAAGCATAACCGTCCAATGTTTAAAATTGTTAATACGGAGAAAGTCTTAACCGACAGACAATTTCGCAATGCTTGGGAGATGGTAACATGAGTATATTAATTCAAATTGGCGCAACAGCATACAATTCTGATAGCTTTACCGCTCCAGACGAGAGGGTGTTTCGTGAGAGTTGGGAGGTCAACGAAGAAACAGCCGTAATTTCTGTTAATATAGAAAGAGCTAAGGATGTTTGGCGTGATAAAATACGTCAGGCTAGGATTGAGCCGTTAGCCAATCTTGATGCAGATTACATGAAAGCCTTGGAGACTGGCGCAGACACCACAAATATTATTGCACAGAAACAGGCTTTGCGTGATGCCCCCGCACTGCCATCTATAGATGCCGCATCAACAACTGATGAGTTAACTGCAATACAGCCTATTCCTAATATAATTATAGAATAATTTTTTCGCAAAGGTGGATCATGCGGCAAAACTGGCAAATGTGGTCTGGCGGGTTGTCTAAAGAAGATTTATCAATTATCTTTAATGAAGCTTCAAGCTTAAACACTCAGTCAGCCACAACGTTTAATGACGCAGACACAAGCGTAAGATCAAGCGATGTTGCTTGGTTAAGTGGCAACATTTCGGTTCAAGATATTCTCTGGAAATATGTTAGGGCGGCAAATGAGAGCGCCTTTCGTTGCAAAGTAGAAAATATATGCGACATCCAATTTACAGAATATCACGCAAATAAGGGTGGTCATTACGACTGGCACATAGATGTAAACTGGGATGGCAACGAGGCGCGAGATAGAAAGTTAAGCGTTACGGTGCAACTTTCAGATCCAAGCGAATATAAAGGCGGGGGCTTTGAGTTTGCAGAATGCCAAACCCCAGATGCCTCATCTCGCCTCAAGGGAACAGTTTTAGTTTTTCCAAGCTATTTGCGGCATAGAGTTTTGCCTATCACAAGTGGCACAAGAAAAAGCCTTGTTGCTTGGTTTGAGGGGCCAAGGTGGCAATAATATATCAAATCTCTCTGCACGGCGATGCCTTTGACGCAAGGGGCAAAGACTGGGTTGAGCTAGAGGCTGAGAGCGGCTGTAAGCCCGACACAGAGTGGAAAGACCCCATACTCGACAGACATATGCTCGAAACAGAGTTCGGATGCGCTGTGAGCCATTTGCGCGTTTGGAGAAAGATAGCCAACTCTGGGCTGAACGGCATAATCCTAGAGGAAGATGCGATCTTTGAAAGCATCGATGTCACAAATGTTGACGCGGTTTTAAAACATCATGACAGCGCTTGGCTAGGCTACAGAAAAAACACTCTGGGTTACTGGTATAACTGCCACGCCTATGCTCTTACACCGACAACGGCGCGACTGTTAATCAATGGATTTTCAGAAAACATTATCCCAGTGGATGAGTGGGTTCCACTAACGCTCTTAATGCAAAAAAAAGAAAACTACTTCTTTGAACCAGAGCGGGTCAAGCAAATCCCACGATCAATAAGACCCAGCACAATAGAGGCAGCACCAATGCAAAATCACGTTTTAACAGTAGGCACAGACCAAGAGAGAATGTGGGCGCTTGAGCAATCAGCAAATCGTCACGGCATAACGTATTCAAATTTAGGACAGGGGGTTGAGTGGACAGGCGGCTCAATGGAAGCGCACGGCGGCGGTCAAAAAATAAATTTAACACGCAATCACCTTCTCACGCTTCCAGACAATGACACGGTTCTTTTCGTCGATGGCTATGACGTTTTGTTTTGCGATGATCTGCTAACGATAGTTGAGCGCTTCGAGGGATTTGATTGTGATATACTTTTTGCGGCTGAAAAGGACTGCTGGCCTGATCCAAAGATGGCCCCTATGTTTCCCATGACGCCTACGCCGTATAAATATTTGAACAGCGGCGTTTATATGGGAAACGTCAAAGCTTTAAGAGAATTTTTCAACGAGATCGTTATGGGCGATCAAGATGATCAACTTTGGATGCAAAAGCGCTTTGTCAATCAAACAGGTTTGAGCATCAAGCTGGATTATGAGGGCTACATTTTTCAATGCAACGATGAGGTTTCTGTTCAAGATGGTCAAATTTTAAACGGTATGTGCTGCCCCTGCATATATCACGGGAACGGTGGCGACGAAGCCAAGGCTAGGTTTGTAAATTTAGCAAAGACGTTTGGCTACGTTGAGGAAGCGCAACAGGTCGAAAGTCCATATTATATGGATTTAGACTTTGAGGTTGTGGCAAACGATATTTTGGTCACGAAGTTTCTGACGGAAAGTCAGTGCCGATACATCATCGACAAGTCTGAGGCGCATGGCGGCTGGTCACCACTGCCTGACGATAAATTCCCTGCCTATGAAATCAGGCTAAAAGAGTTGGGCCTGTGGGGCGAATATGAGCGCCTGTGGAATGAAAAGCTCGGCGTGATAAGTGAGAAATACTGGACGCCAATGAAGCACTACGGGCTGCGGGATGCGTTCTCAATGCGCTATTCGGTGGACACGCAAAAGACACTGGCGCTGCATTGCGATGCAAGCCATGTGACAGGATCAGTAAAGCTGAACGATGATTATGAGGGGGCAACTCTGATCTTCCCGCGTCAAACTTTTGACAACGAATACGTTTCGATTGGTGACTGCATTTTATTTCCCTCACAAGTCACTCACGGTCACCATGTTGATGAGTTAAAATCGGGTGTGAAATATTCCTTAACCATGTGGACGAGTAGATATGAGGGAGATGTGAATTAGCATGGAGACATTTATTACGAAATGTAATATAATCCCGCAAATCACTCACGAGGTGTAATATGGCAACGGCTCTCGACAACGCCCTCGGCCCAGTGGCGGCACAAATGATTAATCAGTTCGGCACAACCGTCATCATGCGAGGCGGTGAGGTGTCGAGCTATAATCCCACCACAGGCGTTTTGTCGAAGTCGCAACAAGAGCAAACTCGCAAGGCAATTGTATCAAGCGCAAAAACAAAGGCTGGCGGCACAACCGACACTTTCGCATCTGCGGGGCAACCAACTTCTGCACAAGCCTCATATGACAAGGCAAGCTTTGTTCTGATCATGGCAAGAGCGGGTGAAGATTTTGCGCCAGAGGTCGGATATGAGATCGAGTTCAATGCAAAGAAGTACAACGTAACGGCGGTCACACCAAACTTTTCTGGGGATCTTGTGGCGACTTATGATGTGGCGGTGGCACTATGAAGGAAAAATCTTTTCAATTGGATCTTTCGGAATTTGTAAAGCAAGCTGGATTGAATATTGAGACAGCCGTTCGGCGCGTTGGCTTTGATGTTTTAGATAAGGCAAAGGCGAATACGAGAGTTGACACGGGGCGACTGCGCGGGTCTTGGAATATAACCGAGGAAGTGGTCGATCAATCTGTTCTATCCGAAGCTCCAAATCAAAAGAAAAACTATTACGGGCCAGAATCCCAAAACGCGGTTGGATACATAAGCGGCAGGGGTGAGGTTTATATAACCAACAACGTCGAATATGGCCCGTTTATAGATTTAAAAGATAACATCGTTGATCTGACGGTGGCTCAAGTCGAAGCTGAAATAAATGCAACGCTA